GGGAATTCTACCCTAGTGAAGCGATATTGGGATTGGTTTGTTAGAGTTATATCTATACAAACCATGGACCAACATCTTGCCATTTGGCATCATCCCGAACAGGACTCCACTATCAAACCCTTAATGGGTAAGATAGGGCTCATCCAAGAGCCAGGGTTCAAGTTAAGAGCGGTCGCGAACCCAGTTCGCGTCGTTCAAGCTGTTCTGCACCCACTCGGCGTAGCATTCTTCGGAATGTTACGAAACCTAGATCAGGATTACTGTCATAACCAGACAGCCGGCGTGGAGGCAGTGGCGAGCTCCATTAGGAAAGGATTGGTGGTCCATTCCATCGATCTGTCCAATGCTACGGACAATTTCCCCTTGGAGTTGCAATTACGATGCCTTGAGTGGATGGGATTAGACCCAAAATCTCAAGATCTCCTACATACATTCTGTACTGGAGATTGGGCCGCCCCCGAGCTTGGTTTTGCTCGGATATCATGGACGGTCGGACAGCCACTGGGGCTGTTTCCATCGTTTGCCATGTTCTCCTTAACCCACCATGCGTTGGTGAGGGGGATATGTCGTACCTTGGGTAGAGCTCCAAATTGCTATGCCATCTTAGGAGATGACATTGCTATTTGGGACACCGACGTTGCCATCCAGTATAAAGCTGTGATGGAAGCCCTTGGTTGCCCAGTATCGCCTGAAAAGACGATAGTAAGCGACAAGGTCGCTGAGTTTGCCGGCATGGTTATCACTGGTGAAACAGTGTTCCACGGCCCAAAGTGGCGAAAGCTCACTAAGGGCAACAAGCTCAGTTATCTGAAGTCTTATGCTGACCACTTACGTGGTCGACTTCAGGGCAGGACGAAACAAGTTTTCAACTTTTTCGCTCCGCTCCTTGAACCCATTGGGTTTGAGGCCAACGAAGGTGCGCCGCTTGACGAGCGTGTAAAGTACACACTTGAAGCGCTAGATGTCCAGGCGGAATTGCTTAACTTAGACTTACAGTCGGTTAGCCTCTCCACAAGGTTACAGCGTGCTATGTATAATAGCAAGCTGTCCACTCCTGAACAGGGATTTGACATACCTTATGTCAAATACCTGGAACTCAAGTCTTACCAAGACTTGATAAGCTCTATGGAGTCCTCCGGGCTACCATCCTACTTATATGATTTAGTAGGACCCGGAATAGCCTCACATTTGGTCCTCGCCTTTGGTGAAGACCGAGCTTTTGAGGTGCTCGGCAACTTGTTGTGGGATAGTCAGAAAGATCAATCTGACTCAATTGATGCCCTCAACAGGCTATGGAAGATCGCAACTGT